GTGCTCCCGCCGCCGATCGTCGGGATGTAGGGGATGTCCACGCCGGGGAGCCTGTTCGCGTTCTCGATCCACCCGTTCACGGTGCGGATGATGCCGTTGATCTTCGTGATGATGTAGTCGCCGATCCCCGATAGCGCACCGTTGAAGGCGGACTTGAGCGCGGCACCGAGTTGCGTGCCGATCGACCGCATGCTCGTCAGGGCGTCCGATCCCGCGCCGGTGACGGAGTCGAGGGCGTCGCTCGCCCCCGCCTTCACCCACTCGTAAAGCTTCCCGCCGAGCCCGCCCATCGCCGAGATTAGCGCGCCCGGGATCGCGGCGATCTGCGGCTTGACGTTGTCCCAGATCTTCGACGCCTGGGTCCCGAGGTACGATGCGCCCGTCTTCGCCCATCCCCACAGCAGCGCACCGAGCGCGCCCATCGCCGTAATGAGCCGTCCGGGGATCTGTCCGATCGTGTCTTTGTGCGCGTCCCAGAGCCCGGAGACTTTGCCGGCGAACCACTTCGCGCCCGTCTTCGCCCACGACCAGAGCAGCGCACCGATCGCGCCTATCCCCGCGACGAATCGCCCGGGGAGTTGCGAGATCGTGTCCTTGTGCGCATCCCAAAGCCCGGAAACTTTTTTCGCGAACCACTTCGCGCCCGTCTCTAACCATACCCAAAGCAACGCACCGACCGCGCCTATCCCCGCGATAAAGCGTCCCGGGAGTTGCGATATCGTCTGCTTGTGCGCGTCCCAGAGCCCGGCGAGCTTCCCGGCCATCCACTTCGCGCCTGTTTCTAACCATCCCCAGAGGAACGAACCGACGGCCCCTATCCCGGCGACAAAACGTCCCGGGAGTTGCTTGATCGTGTCCCCGTGTTCGTCCCACAGCCCGGTGAGCTTCCCGGCCATCCACGTCGCTCCGGCTTGAATCCATCCCCAGAGCAGGAGCCCGACGTCGTCGATCTTGCTGACAAGGAACCCGGCGACCTCGCCGATCTTGCTCTTGTGGTCATCCCACAGCGTCGCGAGCTTCATCGCGAGGAACGTCGCCCCCGCCTTCGCCCATCCCCACAGGATGCCGCCCAGGTCGTCGATGTAGCCGAGGAGCTTGTACCCGAGCCCCGCGGCTCCGGAGACGAGCGCACCCCAGTCGATCCGGGAGGCGATCCCCTTGATCGCGTCCCACGCGAGCCGGAACGCCTCGAGGGCCGCGATGCTTGCGGCCTCGACGACGTTCTTGAACGCATCCCACGCCGCCGACCAGTCGCCCGCAAACAGCGCGCGAACGAGGGCGACGACCGCGTGGATGTACGTCCCGATCGCGTCGAGAAGCGGCTGGAGGCGGTAAAGGTTGTCCATCGCCCACCGGACCGCCTTCACCACACCGTCGCCGATGAGCTTCACGAACGAGCCTAGCGGCCCCTTGACGCGGTCCCAGAGCGCGACAAGGGCCTGCCGGAGACGATCGATCCCCGTACTCATCTTCGGCAGGGCTGCGCGATAGAGCCCGCCGAGCGTGTCCTTGAACTCTCCGAACTTCGCCTTGAGCCGGTCGAGTCCACCGCCCGGAGCCTTGAACACGTTGAACCATTTCGTGATCTTCGTCTTGATGCCGAACAGATCCCGTGTCCAGATAAAGTAGATCGCCGCGATCGCGGCGACAACGAGGAGGATAGGGCCGAGGCTCGACAGCATCCCGGCGCGCAAAACGTTAAAGAACATCTTGATCTTTGGGAGCAGGGCGATGATGTTCCCGAGCGCACCGGCTGCGAATCCGAAGACAAGGAGCAGCGGCCCGATCGCGGCGGCGATGAGTCCGACGACCACGATCACGGTTTTCATCCGCGTGCTCATGCCGTCGAACCGCTCGATGAGTCGGGAGATAAAGCCGACGAGGCGGGTAACGTAGGGGAGGAGCACCTGCCCGATCGAGGCGGCGGCATCGGTGAGCCGCGCGCGGAGGATCTTCATCTGGTTCGCGAGACTGCCGGACGTGTTCGCGAAGTCGCCCTGCGCGTTCGCGCTCTTTTCGGCGATAAGAGCCTGCCGGGCGAGGACCATGTTTTGCGCGCTGATCTCGCCGTTCGCATCGACGAGGCCGTTCGCCATCGCGTAGGCCTTGACCTCGGCGTCGGATAGCACGATGCCGAAGCGGCGGAGCGGTTCGTACTCGCCGAGGAGCCCCGCGCGGATCGCCTCGAGGGCTTCCGCCGTCGGAACGTTATTGAACGACCCGAGGTCCGCGCCGAGCGCGACGAAGCCGGTCGACATATCGGCGGCGGCGTCGGCGGTGAACCCCATCGCCGTAAATATGTTTCCGAACGTCGACGCGAAGCCTAGGGCTTCGTTCTGCGATAGACCGAACGCCGTTGCCGAGTCCTCCGACCATGCCATCACGCCAGCCGCAGCATCGTCGAACACTACGTTGGTTTTGTTTATCGTCTCGTTCAGGTCGGAGGCGGCGTTGACGGCGAGGGCGAACCCGCCGACGATCGGCGCGGTGACGCGCGTCGTCAGCGTGGTCCCGATGTCCCGGAGTCGGGTCCCGACGGCGTCGAGCTTTCGCCCGACCTCGTCCATCTTCCGGTTGAACCCCGACGTGTCGAGGTCCATCTTGACGCCGAGCGTCGAGATCACGGTTGCCATTAGCGGTACCCTCCGAGCGCGGCGCGGATCTTGTGAGCGAGCTGCTCGGGGGTCGGCTTCGGCTTCTCGTAGTACGGCATGAAGTCCGCCGGCTCGAACGCTTTCGGCTGCTTCTTCGCGTCGCGGTTCACGTTCGCGATCACCGACGCGACGATGCCGGAGCGCAGATCACCGCGCTCCTCACCCCACGGCTCGAGACCGTAGTACTCGCCCCACTCGAGGTACTCTCGCCACGTCATCCGGTCGAGCATCTCCTCTACCGGCATCCCGAGGGCGAGAGCGAGGCGGAACTGGAACCGGCGGTCGGGCCGGTCCCTTATTTTCCCGCGTCGTCGCCCCCGGTGATGCCGCTCACCTCGGCGACCGCCGTCGCCAGCCGGACGATCGGTCCGACCTCGAGCCCCCGGAGATCGTCCGGCCCCGCGAACAGCGCGGCACCGTCTTCGGTCACCGTCGCCGCTGCCACCAGGCGGAACGCGGCCTCGATGTTCTGTGAAAGGTCACGGTCGCCGGAAGCGAAAACTTCCGACATCCCCTGCACCTCGCCCGCCGTCAGCGGTCGGACCAGCACGTCGCCGCCCCACTCCGGGACGGCGACGGCCTTCGTCTTCGAGCGGCGGGTCGCGAAAATAGCCTCGCGCGTGAGTAGCGTCACGGGTTACTCCTCTCGCTGGTCACCGACCGGCGAACGTAGACTAGGCCCAGGTCACCGCGCCGGTTACCTGCAGCGTGAGCGCAGCGGACAGCACGCCTTCGACCGGAGCCGAGAGCTCGAACCCGGTGACGTAGGCGGCGAACGCTGCGGTGTCGTTCGCCGAGCCGACGCCGGTCGGGAGCACGAGCTGGAAGTTGCGCTTCGTCTTGTCGACCATGTCGTCGTAGAGCGATCCGGAGCCGAACCCCTGGGTCGCGTCGCCCTTGAAGTTGATGTCGAACGTGACCTCGCCCGCCTCGATGATCGTCGGGATGTGCTCGCGCCACCCGGCGGAGTCGTGATTCGTCACGTCCTCGGTCGCGAGGGCGAACGCGAAGCCGGAGATGTCCCGGACCTCGGCGATCGTCGTGAACGTCTCGGTCGGCGAGCCGCCGTTGCCGATCTTGAGCAGCGTCCCGAAGGACGAAAGAGCACCACTGGGCATGTCGTTTTCCTCCCGAGCGGGACGCCCCGCTCCTCTAGTCTACTACGGGAGTGCAATCACCCCGAACTTCACCGCGGTGTTCGACGCTTGCAGATAAAGCCGTCCGTCGGTCTGCTGCCACCCGGCGAGCCCGAAGGGGCCGAGGGTGTGGATCGCCCCGGCGGCGATCGACTGGGTCGTGATGTCGCCGGTCCGCCCGTAGGGGTCGGCGACCGACGTGATCGTGTAGGTGTAGGAGCTCGCCCCGGTGTTGTGGACGATGAGGACCTCGCGACCGGTCAGCGCGAACTGCTCGAAGTTGGTCGTGTCCGCCGCCGTCATCGTGACAGCGACCCCGGCGGACGGGTTCGGTCCCGGGCTGTTCGTGCGGGTGAGGGTGACGCGCGGCATGTCTTACTCTCCTGTCTCGAGCGCGGCGATGCGCTCACCGAAGGACGGTTCCTCGACGACGGGCTCGGGCTCCGGCTTGCGCTTCGCCTTCGCCGGCGCGGGGTCGGCGACGACCGGCGCGGGCTTCGTCTCGAGACGGTG